CGAGGTAGGCGTCATCTTTTTGCTTCTCCATTACAACCTCATAGAAGGGAACGTCCTTGATATCTGGAAGAATATCCTCTGTGGGCGATGCGGATACAAGTTCGCCGTATTTCTCAATGACATCAAGAAGCACAGAAACTGCCTCGTCTGGGAAATGGAATCTCTCCCGGCGCAGCACTTCTGAATATTCATTTATGATCCGCTCATCAAAAAGAGGTGTAATCTCACCTGCGATCAGACGCGTAACCACCTGGACTGTAGCGGCATCATCATGACTGGACAAGAGAGCCGCAACAAGGACATTTGTGTCAATGACCGCGTAACATCTCATTTCCCAGCCTCTTTTCTGGCTGAATTGATCTCTGCATTGATTTCATCCAACGGCATATCTGCGACGCCGTTGTTCACAGCGCTCTCACGTATTGCCATAAAAGCACGCATCGCGTTCTCTCTGGAAACCGTTTGTTCACGTGCCTGGATCTCAAAAGGAATTTTCCGTTCTCTTACGACAGCTCTTGCAAACACATTGAAAGCCGTAGTTGCGGTCATCCCGAATTCACTGCAGAGCTCATCAAAATCTTTCTTTAAACTCTCGTCCATCCGGACGCTGAATGTTGCCTGTGCCATAAGAACACCTCCTCATGGCTATATTATAGTCGCTTCGGCTCTGATTGTCAATGCAAGCGCACCTATTAGGTTCATATTTATATAAATTCAAGCCTATATAAATAGAATTCCTCTCTCATCGTACACGCTACTTGTGTTCTGCTCGTGACGTATGCAGCGGTCCAGCGCCATGATTGCGGCTACGATGCCGTCGATCTTTTCCGGTGACTTTGCCTTCGTCGGTTTGATGTTCTCCGCCGCGTCCCGGTCAACGACGACGTTTCCGCTCATCCATCGCATGACGGGATTCCCGCCGTGGATGATCCTGCCCTCCATAAGGAGCTTATAGAATTCCTTCGTAGGCGGGCTCATATCCTTAAAGCCCTGGCCGAAGGGAACCATGGTAAAGCCCTCGCCCTCCAGGTTCTGGATCATCTGTGTCGCATTCCAACGGTCCACCGCGATCTCGCAGATATGATATTTCGTACTCAGATCCTCGATCGTCTTCTCGATGAAATCGTAGTGGATCACGTTGCCTTCCGTCGCGTAAACATATCCCTGCTTAACCCAAGAGTCATACGGAACCGATGCCCGCCTTACCCGGATTGGGATCGTATCCTCCGGGATCCAGAAAAACGGAAGCATGATATATTTTTCCGTATCGTCTCTTGGCGGAAACATCAAAACGAGTGCCGTGATATCACCGGTGCTGGACAGGTCGAGTCCTGCATAGCAGTCCCTGCCGAGGAGCGCGTTCTGATCGATCGGTATATTTCCTTTGTCATAGATCTGCTCTGGAATAAACCGCGTGATTGATGAGACCCACATATTCAAGCGAAGCTGCTTGAACACGTTCTCCTCCGCCGGATTCTCCAGCGCTTCCTTATAATGATCCCGGACACGTTCGATCTCAATCGTCTGCCCAAGGCTGGGATTGGCTTTGTACCAGTTCCTCTCGTCATGCCAATCGTCATCATCGGAAAGGCCGTACACGACAGGGTAAAAAGTATGATCGACCTTTCGGCCGGCCAGGATATCCAGTGCCTTCGTATGCAGCTCATAACAGATGGATTCCTTATCCGTTCCCGCCGTCGTGATCAAAAAGAACAGCGGCTGTTCTCTGGCGTCGCCGGAGCCCTTCGTCAGAACATCGTACAGTTTCCTGTTCGGCTGAGCGTGAACTTCATCGAAGACCAGACCGGAGACATTCAAACCGTGCTTTGTACCGATCTCTGCGGACAGCACTTGATAGAAACTAGCGTTCCGGTAATTTACAATACGCTTTGTTGCCGCCATGATCTTCGACCTCTTTATGAGTGCCGGAGACATGTTCACCATCTGATGCGCGACATCAAATACGATCGAAGCCTGCTGTCTGTCAGCCGCAGCTCCGTATACTTCCGCCGACGGCTCTCCGTCTGCGTATAAAAGATACAGGGCTACTGCCGCGGCAAGCTCAGATTTTCCGTTCTTCTTTCCGATCTCCACGAAAGCGGTACGGAACTGCCGGCGGCCTCTTTCATCTACGATACCGAATACATCTCTTACGATCTGCTCCTGCCAGGGTAGAAGCCAGAACCGTTTTCCTGCCCATTTCCCTTTTGTGTGTTTCAGATTCTCTATGAATTTCACAGCCCGGCCAGCTCGCGCCGGATCATAATGTGATGTCTCCAGCATGAACTGCGTGGGCTGATAATCCGTAAGCTTCGGATAATTCTCAGGTCTTTTCTCTCCCATCAGTCGCCTCCCAGCAGTTCTTCCATCTCGTCACCGATACCCGTCTGGGCTTTGTCTGCGACGATACGGCTCCGGGAAGCAGGTGTCAGACCGAACTGCTCCGCAAAGCGATTCATTACCTTCAGATAGGTTTGTGCGATACTGACCTGCGGGACTTGCTGCCAGTATCCGGAAGGCGTCTTCACGATCGTGCCGTGCTGGGTAATAAACTCCTCTGCCTCTTTCCATCTGGCGTATGCCTGACAGTATCCGGCAAAGGCTGCCATATCCACCTCGGTCAGGATTCCGAGCTCTTCCATCTGTTTGGCTAGCCTGCGCCATTCTTTCTTTGCCTCAGGCTCCAGCCACTTGGGACAGGAAGGTGCTTTCTTTACGGGCTTTGGCTCATTGTCATTCAGCTTTCGTTTGCCCGGATTGCCTTCCAGCTCTTTAATTGCTGTAGGCGTAGGCTTTCTTCCTCGTGTTGCCACCGCCGCACCTCCTTCCATCATTTGCAATCAAAAAGGACCGCCGTTGCGATCCCCGTTTTATCAGTAAGAGAGAAAGAGCCGTCCGGCTCAGTCTCCCGTTGTTTTCTTTCTCAGTTGTAGTTGTTCAGCAGAATGCATAGCGCCATCTCTGCTTCCATGCAGGTGGGCTCGATGTCCCAGCCTCTGTCGTAATTGGCGATGACCTCTCCGTTTGCCTTGATCGTGAGCTTGCTGATCTTGCCGCCGTTCAGGCCGTAGACCTCGCTGGGCTCTTCATAGTGCTTGACCCAATAATGGCAAACCGTGTATTTTCCCTTGTCGTGCGCATCCGGAATTCCGATCGTGCCTTCGCTCCACATGGTCCTGCCCTCCTTAACCTCTGACCGTCAGGTATTCGCCGAAGTTCTCGGTGATCTCGTTAACTGCCGCCTGGGCGATCCTGTATCCGTCGATAACCTTGTTGATCGTCTCGGGGCTCATGGCTCCGTAAGCTGTGGTCTGAATTTTCGGCTCCCTGCGGATGATCCGGTTCTTCCAGTCTTCGCTGTCGAAATCCGGAAGCTGATCTTCCAGGTAGATCTCCTGGAGGAAAAACTCGTCTCGCTTTTCCCAGCTCGGCTTGATATAAAGTCGTGTGGGTTCACCGTTCTTCCGGTAGGCTTCAACCGTGTAAAAGCCGTTTGCAATCTCGTAGTCGATGCCTTCGTAGATGTTGCCGTCCTTCTGGGTGGTCTTTCTTTCAAGTTCCTTCATGGTGTTGCCCTCCTGTGTATTTCCTTTTGGTACTGTATTAATCACTCTGAAGAGCACATATAGCAAGCCAATTCTGCGATATATAATGAACAATTATCCGACCGGGGAATCGTGTACATATGCCATAACGAGACACAGGGCCATCTGGCCCTTGAGTCCCCGCCGGACTGTTTTCAGTCGAAGATCACCAGGCCGTTTTTGTGGCAGACCGTATCTTTGATGCGCTCGCATTTTTCAGCGTCTGCCAGCCACTTCCCAATGCCCTCTGCGTAGAGGATCGAGTCGCCGGTTATTTCGTGAAAGCCGATAACTGTGGCGATGACGCCAGAGTTCCTGACCTTCTGACCGATGGCTAAAGCGTCCCGTCCGATCGGGTCGCTGAACTTCCAGTCGAAGGAAGCCTCTCGCTTTCCTTCGAGCAGCCATCCCCAGTTGGCTTCGATGAAGATCCTGGCCTCCTCAGGTGTGGGATTCTCCTTCGTGCTGATGTTTACGTTCTGCCCGTCGCTGAAGTAGGTGCCTCCCCAAGCGCTCGGTCCGTAGGTGAATGTGTGGTTGTTGATCGTGATTGTCATTGCGGTGACCTCCTTAAAAGGTGAATTCAGAAGCGTGTGCTTCTTTCCATGCCTGGTACTCGTCTTCCAGCTCTGCCTCTTCGACGATCTGGTAGGCGCTGCAGAAGCGGTCTCTCTGCCGGTCGATCTCTTCCTCGGTCCAGGTGCTGCGCCGCATGTTCATCTCGGTGTAGGCTTCGTACTCGGCTGCGGTGCGGAAGAAAAGGATGTCTTTCAGGTTTGTCATGGCGTGTGCCTCCTTTGTTTTGGTAGTGTATATATCACTCTGAAGCACAGTATTATCAAGTCATTTCTCCGCATAATCTGTACAATTATCTGAAAGTAAAACTGTGTATTATTCAGTCTCACCGGTCAGGATGAAATGGACGTATTCCTTCCGGTGCCCCTCGATATAAACCACCAATTCATAGAAGTCGCGCTCGTAGGCAAGACGCTGGACCATGTTCAGATCAAACATATTTGTAAGGCCCGTGTCACGTATAGCCAGGATCTGGTCCCTCACCGTCTCTGTCATGACTGCACCTTCCTTACAATGTCCTCGCCGTATGCAACAGAAAGGCCGCTGCCATTATCCCAGTTCACCATGATGGAACCAATGTCATCGACGCCGCGGACCGTTCCGCGTGTCCCGACCGGAGGTGCCTGCACGTCGTCCATCCTTACCAGTTCTACTCTCGTTCCCGCCGGGTACATTTCCCGGACTCTTTTTTCTGTTTCTCTACTTGGGAAGTTCATTGATTGTCTCCTTCCGGCCATTTGATCTGGCCCTGCTCTCAAAAATGAAAGGACACGGATTTCGTGCCCCTGCCTTATTTCCTTGCAACGTTTCGGAATGCCGCGTTTCCGGAGAGGTTCTTTAAAAGGATCTTCCGGTCCGTTTTGTACTCGTCTCCGTTCATCCCAAGCCGGATGAGCCAGATGCGGAAGGCGTACTTCTCATTCTCAGAACTCTCTTCCCGTGCCTGGACCCGTTTCTGCGTCAGAGCCATCTCGTTCATGGCAACAGCCAGATGCTGGAAGGTCTGCGCGTGGTCCGCATCCGGAACTTCTGCAAAGCCATCAAAGGTAAGCTTCGTATCGTCAAAGCTCAGGCCCTGCAAAGCTCCGGGGTGGTCTTTTAAGAAATGAGCGACCGCGTTTCTCGCATCGCCGGCTGTCTTGAGATCCTCACTGTTTGCAAGGCTGTCCACCAATTCCTTATCCACATGGAAGCTGCCGCCGGTCGCCTTGCTAAGAAGCTTCCCTCTTGAATAAAGGATGCAAAGCAGGTTCCTGATGCTTCCCGCCGTGTGCTTTGATAGCGGCAGGCTTATGTGCAGATCGATTGGAAATCCGGTTGAAGCATTCTCATAATTCACGTTTTCAACCGCAGCATCTGTTTCCGCGTTTTCTTCAGCCTGCTCGTCCGCCGATTCGTTTGCGGCTTCATCGGTCTGGTCTTCAGGTTTTCTGTGGTCCGCAATCAGGTCGTCGAAGTAATCATGATTCGGATCCCAGGCCGAAGGTACCACGCCCTTTTTCTCTTCTGATTCAGTCGCTCCCGCCGGATCCCAGGTTTCCGTTCCCAGGGCAGCAGGTTCTTCACTAGAGCATTCATCCGCAGGTCTTAAGGTCTGTGCGAAATCCAAATAAATCAAATCCTCATCGGCCAGAGTCTTCAGTAGCTCTTCGTCTGCTTCGTCTTCCAAGACTACCAGAGTGCCATCCTTCTCGACGATGTAGTCGCCGATCTCATAAGCGCACCTTGGCACTTTCGTGTAGACTGCTT